GTACAATGGCCTCGGAAATATACTTATCAAAACAATTAATGAACATGGGTCATGGACTTTTGACTATCCTGAATTTAGATATACTGAAAAAGCAAACACTGTAGTGTATAATTATGCGGATGGGGGTATGCCAAGTTCATTAGGTTGGAGAAATAATTATAGACCTAATATGAGACTTGGATTTGGTGGGGGTGGTGGAGCATTACCAATTGTTTTGACTTCTTTTACAGGAGAAGCCACAGAAAATAATACAGTAAATTTAAGTTGGGAGGTATTATCACAAGTAAATAATGATTATTTTACTATTGAAAGAAGTTTAAATTGTAGGAAATGGGAGGTTGTAGGTAAAATAGAGGGAGCAGGAAATAATAATACGGGAATGAGTTATAATTTATTAGATAGTAACCCTCATAGAGGGTTATCTTATTATAGATTGTCACAAACGGACTATGACGGAAGATATGAAATATTTGATCCTATATCTGTTGAAGTGAGTGAATATAATACCGTTGGTTTAAATATTATACCCAACCCTGCTATTGATTATATACAACTAGAATTAGTTTACCCCTATGACCACCCCATTAATCATGATGTGAAGATTTATAATTCTCAAGGAAAGGAAGTTTATGATATGTTTTATATGGGAGAGTTGGAGAATTTTTCTATTAATATTAAAAAACTCAAACCGGGGTATTATGTTGTTAATACTAAAAGCGATAATAATAAAGGAACAGGTAAATTTATTAAAGAATGATGTTAATAAGAGAAGAATCAACTACCCCTTATGTAAAATTGGATAAGGAAAATTGCACATTAACTATTAAAGGCAAATCATACCCAGAACACCCCACTATATTTTATACTCCTATATTAAATGAGTTGAAAGATTGTATATCCTCTCTAGGAGATGTTGGTATTACTGTTAATCTGGCACTAGAAATAATGAATTCAGTTTCTACTAAGTATATTTACAACATAATATCAAATATAAATAAATCCTCAGACAAAATCAAAATTAATTGGTATTATGAGGAGGATGATCAAGATATGGAGGAAGAAGGGCAACAACTTACAACAACATTTAAAAATATAAAAGTTAAACTAATTCCTACGGAAGATATAAGAAATTTATAGAAAATGCGCAGGGAATTTGGAGAAGCAAAAAACAGTTCGTATATTGGCGTATAAATTAAAAAAATATAAATTATGAGTTATGTATTGGTGTATGTGTTAATTGGAGTGTTATTAAGTTTTATTTTTGATGTATTAAACGAATTTGTTTTACATCCGGAAGATAAGATAAAATTTGATTGGGGAATGAGAATTATTAATGCTGTTATATGGCCCTATGTTTTAGGGGCGTTTATTAATTGTTTTGTTAATCACAATAGATAAAATGAGGAGATTATTTTTATTATTTACGTTATTAGTTCCCCTTATTATATATACCCAGGTGGGAAATGATGATTGTGCGAATGCCACTCCTTTAGGTAATCTACCAAATCCCGTAAATTGTGGGAATGGTCCCAACGCAAATGGACAAGGAGCCCCAGTTACTTTCAATAATCTCACAAATATAAATTCATTAACAGAATTTCCCTATACAACATTAGTTAATTGCCAGGGTGGTGGAAATAATATGGCTTCTCCTGCTACTGATGTTTGGTATTCATTTGTAGCTACAGGGAATTCTCTAGATATAACAATCAATGGAAATATCAATCAACCAAACATTGGTGTATGGACTGGAAATTGTGGTGCATTAATAGGATCTGGTTGTGATATTGGGGGTGGAGGAAACTTAAATACAACAGTAGCCCAAGTTGCTCCCGGACAAACCTATTATATTCAAATAAGTGGTGGGAATCCTGCTGATCAGGGCACATTTGATTTAACTCTACAAAACAATAATAGTTGTGATGACTGTTTATTATCATCAACAATGACTGTGGCACCCTTGCCCGTTAACGGAGTATATCAAGCGGGTACCAACGTTACCTTTTGTTTTACAATAACAGAATGGTCTCAAGAAAATTCTAATTGGTTTCACGGTATTGTTCCAATAATGGGGGCAGGATGGGGACCTATAAATCCAATAAGTGCTGCTAATACTTGTGATGGTGGTTCAGGAATATGGGCTTGGTTCAATGGAGTGAACACACCCAACGGTAATTCAAATGGGTTTTTCTTTGATGGGGATTTATTTCAATTTCCAAACGGAAATCCAACCGGAAATTATGGGGATAACTGTGATGGGAATGTCAATTGGGAATTCTGTTGGGAAGCCACTGCTGTAGCTTGCCCACCTGGCCAAGATGGTGATGATTTAAGTGTGTTTGTTGAAACATATGCAGATGGTGAGACTGGGAGTTGGACAAACATAGCCTGCCAAACAGATCCTGTTTTTGCATTTGCTGCTAGTTTAACTTGCTGCCCACCACCAACAGAAGTTCATACTGATGAAACTTGTCTAGGAGAAGAAGATGGAACAATCACAATAACAGGACAAGGAAGCGCACCATGGGATTATACATGGTTTGATCAAAACGGAAATACAATACAAACGTCAAATAACGTTAATGGAACAGATAATATGACGGGGTTGGCTAATGGAATATATGATGTATCCGTTATAGATAATGATGGTTGCGCACAAACAATACAAATAACAATATTACCCGGGGGGCAAGCGTCCACTGTAGGTATTTTTCACAATTAATAACTAACAAATAAAAACAAAACAAATGAAAAAACTATTAATTTTACTCGGAGTATTAATTTCTTCTACAGCATTCAGTCAAATCACAACAAGCCCAGATACAGTATGTGTAGGTGCCGTTGGTGAAAATTATTGGGTAACCCCAACAGCGGGTTCAACTTATGGTTGGACAGTAAACGGAGGGGGTGGTACCATTACTTCAGGCCAAGGAACAGATGCTATAACAATTGATTGGGGTAACAATCCTGGTCTATTTCCATTAGCAATTGAAGTTATAGAAACTAATGTAAACGGTTGTACAGATACAGTGGAGTTGGATATTTTTATCTTACTACCAACGTTTAACCAGATTGGTCCTTTTTGTGAGGGAGATCCATGTGTAGCATTAATCGGTACACCTGCAGGTGGAACTTGGACAGGTACTGGGGTAACACCAGTAGCGGGGGGTTATGAATTTTGTCCAAACGCATCAGGTACATTTAACTTAACTTATACAGTAGGTGGATGTTCAATAGTAATGCAAGTAGTAGTTAATCCATTACCAGTAATAGGGCCTATCTTCCATAACTAGTGAGGAGACTATTAACCATATTATTTTTACTGCCCTGTTTTGTTTTTTCTCAACAGTCGATAGAGGTATGCACTGAAAATCAAGCATACCTCCAAGATTATTGGGTTGCTAATGGGGATAATCAATACTTTTGGAGTGTTGAAGGTGGTGTAATAGAAGCCAACAATGGTAATTCTATAACAGTTAATTGGCTCAACGTCCCCTATGAACAATATTTAATAACAGTTTATGTTATTAGTAATGCGGGGTGTGAAGGAGACACTGCTAATCTGTGGGTTGATATTGATGAATGTTCATTTAATGGATTATATGTTCCTAACGCATTTACCCCTAATGGTGATGGAGAAAATGATAATTTTATAGCAATAGGTGAAAATATTGATAAATTAGAATTATTTATTTTTAATAGGTGGGGAGAGTTAATTTACCAAACATATTATGGGGAACCATGGGATGGTAAAATGAATAACGTAGATTGTCAGATAGATGTTTATGTTTGGATGATAAACTATAAATTTACAGATGATAATTTTTATAAGACTGAACATGGTCATGTTACTTTAGTAAGGTAATTGTAAAAAAACTTGGAGAACCAAAATATGGTTCGTATATTATATGAAAATAAATGTTATGAGTAGACACGTAAAAGAATTAAAAGAACAAAAAGAAGCAGTTTATGGCTGTGACGATTATGGATATTTTTATCTATTATTTGATGATAAGAATGGGATTCCCGAAGATGATTTTTTGATAGAGAAACAGGGCAGTGTTCCTAAAGAGGATTTCGTAAAATTTCTAAAAGAAATAGGTGCAGACCCTAAACACATTTCACTAGCAAGGAGAGAAAAACAATTTTAACATGGATAAGATACATTCAGCTTATTGGTTCAAGGATATTGGGCAGGTCGAGGACCTGTCCCTCTTTGATTATGCTTCTATTCAAAATAGTATCTCTAATTTTGTTAAGATAATAACAGAGAGGGATGATATTAAGGTAGAATTTGCTTCCTCAAGTGAAGAGGGGGGTAAATCAACAAAAGATACAATTACAATCTCTTCCCAAATATATAAGGAAAACATTGACAGCATTGTGGGTTTAACTTTACACGAAGCATCCCATATTTTACTTACAGACTTTGATTTTAAAAAAGAATACATTCAAGGAGGAAATAACAACAAGAACTTCCATTCGATATTAAATTGGATAGAAGACAGACGCATAGATCATTATATATTAAGTAGTATCGCAGGTTATCGCGGTTATTACGCTAAATTATACGATAAATATTTCAATAATCTGAAGGTAAAGACTCAAATAGAACATTCTAAAAATAGGGACTCTAAGAACATTCATTGTTGGATTTTTCACTTAATTAATATGGTCTCTAAACATAGAGATGTAAAGGCATTAAAGGGTTTGGATAAACTTTATAAGTTAATTGATTTAAAGAATATAAATAGACTTAAGTCAACTCAAGATGCTTACGAATTGGCTTTAGATGTATGGGATTTTATAAATGATAGGATTGAGGGGGATATTTACGAACACCTTCCCATCCTTGAGGATCAAGACGATTTTGTAAATGGAAACGTTAAAAAGAAACCTATTCCTTCTAAGAAAAAGTCACTTATCGAACAAATAAGTAAATTAAATATTAAAGATTTAAAAAGGTCTAGTTTATTAGATAATGTAAAACCTAAAGATAAAAAGCTAAAAGATGATTTTCTTCACAACTTTTTACACCCAACCCAACTCCCATCAAATGAGATACCAATAAAAGAGGGTATTGTTATGGGTAAAAAATTAGCCTCAAAACTACAATTTAGAAACTTAGATCAAAAAGTAACTTACCATAACCAAAAGAAAGGCAAAATTGACCCAAAGAACCTCTATAAGGCTACTTTCGATGATTTGATTTTCAAACAGGACTTCATTAAAGAACATAAAAAGACTCACATACATTTATCTATTGATGGGAGTGGAAGTATGTGTATGTACGGAAAGGATTATAAGACTCTAAAGTTAAGTGCTTGTATGGCTACAATAGCATGTTTAATACCCGATATTAGGGTTTCTATAAGTGTTAGGAAGATAAAAACTAATAGTAGAAAGAGAGATGCGAATATAGTTCTCGCCAGAAAGCCAATAACAATAATTATGTTTGATTCTCTAACAGACGATATTAAAGATATTTCTAAATTGGGACATATTGACTTTAAAGATTTAACTCCAGAAGGGTTATGTTTTGATAGTATTAAGAAATATATGGAAATAAACCCAATAAATCAGGAGAAGATAGTTTTTGTAAATATATCAGATGGTTTTCCTTCGGCTATGTTGGATACTGTTAAAGAAAAAGTTGAAGAAGTTACGAGGAAAAAAATAAATGAATTTAAAAGAGAAGGGGTTGATGTACTAAGTTATTTTGTAGAAAGTGGTTCTACTTTAAAAGCAACTAAGGGTCTTAAAACATTTAAAAGAATGTATGGAAATACAAGTGAAACTTTAAACGTAGATAATTTTTCGAAAATATTAAGAGATATAAATAAACAATTAAAATAATGGCAAAAAGAGGTAGACCAAAATCAGAACCCAAAGAAGAAGTAACAAAATACACCCAAGTGGTTAAACACGATGATGGTGCAGTAACTACCTGGTATTGGGATAAATCAATTAGACCCTTTAATGAGGGGCCTATCAAAACAGTAACTAAGTGGCCTAAGGGTTATTTAGATTTTGAACAGATGCAAGAATTACTCCCAAGAACAAAAAGGAAATATATGTTAGATGATGGGAGAATAGTGGGATATGCGAGAGCTAAAGCACTAGGATTTATATAGTATCGTATTTTTTTACTATTTGGGTATATTTAATAATAAACTATATATTTATGGAAGAACAAGAACTATATGATGAATTAGAATTTATCAAGGACGAAATGAAGAATGGTGAAATAGATGTAGAAGCCGCCACTAAGAAACTTGAAGAAGTTTTAATTCAAATTGAAGAATTAATAGAAAGTAAATTAGATAATCTTAACGGAGATTACGACCAAATGGACTTATATGAAGACAATTAAATCAGGTGATACTGGAGAAAAAGTAAGACAAATCCAAACGGCCCTACAAATAGGGGTTGATGGTAAATTTGGTAATTTAACTGAACTTTCCGTTAGAAAATTTCAAGACCAAAATGACTTAGAAATAGATGGTGTAGTAGGTCCTCTAACTTGGAAGGCCTTAAAAATAGATGAAGTAAAAGAAGAAGAATCAACTCCATCAAATACTACAAACGATTCAAATTATTTATGGATTTTTGACAATGGTCACGGAGGCATTATAGATGGTGTATATCAAACATCAGGCAAAAGATCACCTAAATGGGATGATGGTTCTATTTTATATGAAGGTGAATTTAATAGAGCTATTGTTAATAGATTAATAAAATTATGTACTGATGCAGGAATTGAGTGTGTTAACTTAGTTGATACACAAGAAGATATTCCATTATCTAAAAGAACAGACAAAGCAAACGACATCTATCGTGAACAAAGAGATAAAGATGGTAAACAATGCATTTATATTTCTGTACATGCGAACGGATTTTCTAAAGAATCAGCAAATGGTTGGTCAGTTTACACTTCTGAAGGTGAAACAAAGTCAGACATAGTGGCTTCAGTTTTAGCAAAGAACGCAGCAGCTGAATTTCCAGATGAAAAAATGAGAAAAGATACTCGTGATGGTGATGCAGATAAAGAATCTAATTTTTGGGTATTAAGGAAAACAGTAATGCCATCAATTCTTAGTGAGAATTTCTTTATGACCAACTATAATAATTGCCATAAATATTTACTTTCGGAAGAGGGTAGAGATAGGATAGCAAAAATTCACTTTCAAATGGTGCAAGAAATAGAAGAGAAAAAATTAGTGTGAAAATTAAATTAAGTTTGTCTTTTTTTTCCATATTTATCGATATATAATAACTTACAAACAATAAAAAATGGCTAGATTATCAAACCTCGTCCCAGACAAAGCAAGAGAATTAGTAATGGCAACTGATAGAGTTAACCCTTACGAACTTAAAAATGGCTTAGAATATGAAGCAATTAAGAAAGGATACAGTTGCTTTAGTACTTTAGAGGAAGAAGACAGAAAAGCATCTATAAAAATAGTAGAAGCAGTGTTAAAAAACCTTGGAACTTATCAAGCATACTACTCTGTTCTATCAGAATATGAAGGTATGAAAACAGGAGGTCAATTTAACGATAAAAAACCACCTACATTTAAAAAATATTTAAAAACAGTAACTGAAGCCCCAAAAGATAAAATGGAAAAATCAAAATTAAAAGAAAGCTTCCACAGCTTAATTAAAGAAGTAATAAATGAAGCTAAAGAGGAAAAGAAAGAACCTAAAAAGAAAGAACCTAAAACAGGATTAGAAGGAGTAATGGAAAGAACTGAAGGATACGTTAATGAAATTAAAAGTATTGTTAGTGAAAAGTTAAAAGAAACTAAACAAAAACTTAAAGAACTTAAACCAGTCCTTAAAGAACTCTACACGGAGACCGAGAAGAAGACAACTCGCGATCCTAAAAATAAAATGGCGTACATGGAAGTATATAAATCTGACCCCATGGTTAAGGAGTTTTTAGATGTAAAGGGGAAGCTCGAAGAAATGATTGAAATAGCAAACTCCCTATAATATGGCGTTTGACATCCATAATTGGCAAATAAAAAGAGCCAACACTCAATATCAACTTTTACAAGAAGAAAAACAACCAATTCAGTTCCCTATAGAGGGACAGAATTTGGAGTTTGATGTTTTCTTTTACGAAGGAGAAGGTAATTTCTACTATCAGTTTCTCCCAAAAAACAATGAAGTATTAGATTTAATAGAACAAATCGGAAAACAAAGGGTTTCAGAAGAAATAGCCAAATATATAGAAATTAAAACAACCTTTATTGCTCCCTTTGATGAAGATGCTACCGGGGCAGGGATGAATTTTAAAATATTACCAAGCGAACTTAAGGGTTATATGTTAAGTCCTTTCAAATAAATAAAATGAAAAAATCCGAATTAATAGAAATTATTAAGGAAGAGATTGCCAAAATCTTAAGTGAAGACAGCACAGGCATGGTGGGAAGTATGTATGGTGAGAATGAACATCTTAGATATAAAAATGAACCTTATTTAGATAATAATATTCGTAAACCTCTCAAAAATACAGACCACGCCAGACATTACGTGCATAGTAACGTATCTGATGTAACCGAAAACAGAAAAATAAGGAAAAAATTAAAATAAACGATGTTTTCCTAAATTTATATATATTTATTAGCAAATATTAACACATACTCAAATGAACAGAAGAGAATTAAATAACCTTATCAAAGAAGAGCTGTCAGCAGCGGTACAAGGACACCCATCATACCTCGAAGAAGTAGAAGACATGGAGGCCGGAGACGTAGAAGGCGGAGAAGGAGAAGAAGACATTATGGATTCTCTACAAGGATTTTATGAAAAATTAAAAGCCCATTTTGAGGGAGAAGCAGAAGGTGGAGAAGACGGTGAAGAAAAAACTGACGATGAAGAAAAAGAAATGGAAGACGAGGAAGAAGCTCCTGAGGACGTAGAAGAGGGGAAGAAGAAGAAAGCTAAAGCTCCAAAAGGAGATCCAGAGGAAAAAGACGAAAAAGACGAATTAGAAAAATTAAACGAATCAGTTAAACGATTCCAAAAATTAGCCAATATTAGAGGTTAATTCATATAACATTAATTAAAGGGCATACCGTCAGGTGTGCCCTTTTGTAGTTCTTATTAAAATTGTTTGGGTTCCCGAGAAATGTTATTTACAATAAAACAAAAAATAAATTTTATGGATGCAAATTATGAAAATCGATTTAGAGCTCAGGCTGTTAATCGTCTAGACAGATTAGACGCTGGGTTAGCTAGAGTTTACACTTATGTTAAACGAAATGAAAATGAAAAGGCTTTACATTTTATGGATAATGAGTTAAAAGACTTATACATGGGGTTGGAAGATATTATTAAAGCAAATCGAGACACTATGGGCTCACAAATAGGAACTATATAATATGTTATCAGCAGAAAAAATTCAAGAGAATTGGGGTACATATCTCAATATTATCAAAAACAGAGTTGGAAAGGAAAGAAGCCAACCCATTATAGACTTCCACATGGAACACGAGGAACGTTTTATGATGATGCCAGCCTCTTCTAAAGACTGGTTTCACTCAGCCTTCCCAGGTGGATACATTGACCACGTTATTCGCGTTGTAAACAACGCTTTAAAACTATATTCTGTATGGGAAGACGCAGGAGGTGATATATCAACATATACCGAAGAAGAATTAGTATTCGCGGCTCTATTTCATGATTTAGGAAAAATGGGTTTACCAGGAGATAATCAACACTTCTATGAGCCAAACGATTCTCAATGGCATATTGACAAGTTAGGGATGGTTTACAAATGTAATACTGAGATTCCTGCTATGAAAGTCCCAGAGAGATCCTTATTCATTTTACAACAGATTGGAGTTAAAACAACAGTCAATGAGTTTTTAGGAATTAAATTACACGATGGTTTATATGATGATTCTAATAAGTTTTATCTTATGTCAAGTATGAAAGAAACGAGATTAAGGACACATCTACCTATTTTATTACATCAAGCAGACCAAATGGCAGCTCAGATTGAATTTGAAATGTGGAATAATAGTACAGAGTCGGTTCCCAAAGCTTCTAAAAAACAATATAAACCCAGAAACGCATCTAAAGCTGACAAAGCTATTCGAACTACTAAAGCAATGAAAGAATCGGCTGAGAGTTTGAATCCAAACTTCAAGGACACAACGATAAGTTTGATAGATAGTTTCTTTAAAACAGAAGAATAATGGAGATGTTATATGTTGTATTAGGAGTGTTAATTGTATGGGTGGGTTTGAGTATTTATTTATTAAAGAACTTACTTAAAAAACTCGAAAGGTTTGAAGACTTTGTTGAAAACTTAAACGATGATATACATGCCATTGATAAGTCTTTAAAAGTGATTGACGAGCGAGTATCATTTAAATCAGATGATGAAATTGGATTTTATTTTGATGAGATAAAAAAATTACAAGAACACATTAACCAATTTAAATTAAAATAGAGAGCCTATGAGCACTACACAGGAAACAGAACTAGCAACCGCTAGTTCTCCTAGTCTACCGAAGGACCCCCCAACCCCTAAAAAAAGAGGGAGAAAAAAGAAAAAGAAAAATTATTACTTCACAGAAGAAACCGAAGCAGAATTAGTGAATTATTTAAATTGTGATTGTCAAGAAACGAAAAACGCAATTTTTACAAAACACCTTTACTACCCTTTCTATAAAATGTCTGAGAATTTAATTCATACATTTAAATTTTACTATACTGAGGTAGAAACCTTAGAAGATTTAAAGCACGAGATGGTAATATTTTTCTTAGAAAAATTAGATAAATTTAAAGTAGGTAGAGGAAAAGCATTTTCTTACTTTTCAATTGCCGGTAAGAGATATCTAATTAACTATAATACCAAAAACTACAAAAAGCTTATTAAAAAAGCAGATGTAGAAGCAATGGACACAGATTACTATCTTTTAAAAGAAGGAGACGTAATAACTAATAGAGATGTTACTATTGCTTTCTTTTCTTATTTTGTAGACTATCTGGATGAAAATTTATTTACACTTTTCACTAAACCTAAGGAACAAAAGGTAGCTAGTGCTTTCATTACAGTATTTAAAAGTAGAAAAAACCCGGGCATGTTATTTAATAAAAAGGCTCTTTGGGTCTATATACGAGAAATTACCAACCTAGAAGAAAAGGAAACCCCAATCATAACACGAGTAGTTAAGAAAATGAAGAAAATATACGCAGATCAATTTGCGTCATATTCCCAACAGGGCTACCTTTAGTATATTTATAATCAAAATGTATGTCTGACTTTGATAAAATAATATTTAAGGACAAGTCTTTCTCAAGTATTCTTGAAGATATCTACAAAAACAGCAAGAAGAAAGAAAGCCAAATCAAATCCTTAATAGAAGAACTCAAACCCCTTATAGGGAGCATGGGTGATGCTATTAGTGTTGTTCCATTAATCAAAGAATACCTCGAAATAGGAGTCAAAAACGACGAACAACTTATTAAGATGGCTGCTATTATTCAGAGAGCTATGAATTCAGGCGGAAATGATAGTGGTGATTTATTAACCGACGATGAAATTAATCAATTAACAAAGATGGCTGAGGAGATGAATGGTGAAGATGTAAAGAAGGAGGGTGAAGATGTCGACTGATTCAGTAGGTAATATGTTAAATTCCTCAGGAGGGAGTTCTATGGAAATTGAGGGAAACAACTCTAATTTTGTTCCCAATATTTTATATGCTAAAGTAGTTGAAAACACTACAGAAAAATCTGATCCTTTATATCAAAATTCTACTAGTTTAAAAACTATTTATTTTAGATTTTTAAAAGAAGATGATTCCCTAAACGAACCTGGTGGAGTAGCAGCTCCTTTATTTAATACAAGTGTTACCCCCCCTCTACTTAACGAGATAGTATTAATTATACCTAATAAGACTAAAAAAGGTAATTTTTTATATTATTATATGGGCCCCGTGAATTTATTTAATAATGGAACATATGATGTTGATGCTAATATTGAAGATTTAGATGAAAATGATAATGTTGTAATGGGGAAGGGGATAAATGAAGGCAAGTTAAAAGAAGTTAGGAAATTAATTCCTTCTCCTGGTGATGTTCTATTAGAGGGAAGATTTGGTAATACTATTAGAATGGGAAATTCCAATTCTCAAACTGATTTTAAGGGTGATGAAAATTCTCCTATTATTATAATAAGAAATGGGCAAAAGAAAATAGAAAAAAATGATTTAGATTATATTAACGAAGATATAAATTTAGATTGTTCTTCTATTTATTTAACTTGTAAACAAACAGTCCCTATTAATGTAATTAGTAAAAATATGCAGACGTTTAAAGTAGAAAGATCTAACACTACAACTGCTTCTGATGTTTTATCTTTATCTTTGACTGAAGGGGCAAGGGGGATTATTGATAATGATTCTAATTCTACTATTATATCTGACTCTGAATTGAGTCAAGATTCAATAACAAACAATAATGAAAATAAATCCTCCGACCAAGCATTCGTCCCCATAGGATCTAAAGATCAAATAACTTAATATATGCCAGATCCACCAATAATAAAAGGAGGTGCTAATCCCAACGACTCAAATCCACAAGTAATTGAGGGTACTTACCCCAATGATGTTGATTGGATCGAAGCAGGGAAGCCCTTTGCTAATCAGGGAGCAATGTCTAATAGATTAAGAGTAGTAATGAATCGTTTAGGAGTTGAGAATTTCCAAGAACAAATAGAAGCCACTCCTGGGGATATTTATCGTTCAGGCCCACAATTAGATAATGCTGGGGATATTACTTATTGTATGTTTTTAGCTGCCACTTGTGTTTTTAGTTTAATAAAAAAACATAATCCCAAAATAGGGATTAAAATAACAGCCGGAAATAATCAATTTTTTCAAAATTTCCAAAACTCTAAAGGAGAAATATTAGATAATAACCACATAAGAGGTAAAGCAATTAATTTTGAAATAATAGGAATTGATAATCAAAAAACCTTTGATGAATTTAAACCAAAAGACCAAAATAAAATTAACGCTGTTGAAGAAGTACTCCAAGCAGTAACCGCGGGGAACAAATACTTTCAATATATTAATGAATATAAGAAAGGTACCAGAGACGGAGATCCTAGAAATAATTTCTTAATGTCGATGTCAGGCCCTTGCTGCCCCGCCCCTGAAGAAGGGAACATATACATTGAATTTAATAAACATGGTGTAGTAATTAGGCAGTATGCTGACTGGTGGAATGAATTTGTTAATGACAACACAACCATGTTTACTGCTAATTCAGGGGGGACTAATCCCAACCCATCAAAACGAAAGGGGGATTATGACGCTTATGTAGAGGGGGTTGATGAAAAAGAAACAGCCATTGGGTTAGCTATTATGAATATAATAGAAATAGTAGATTTATATGATATAGCGGAGGCATATCAAGACGAATATGTAACGGATCCAGAAGAAATTAAATCTTTTCTTGAAAAGTGTATTCCCAGATTCAAAGCCACTTATCCTACATTATTAACTAAAGGAATAGAATTTAATTTCCCATCATTTAAATTTCCCACTTTTAGTATCCCTAAAAGAAAAAGATTAAGAGAAAAAGCAGAGGGATATACTAAGAGGGAAGATAAATATTATGTTGGGAGAACAAAACCAAGATATTTAAAAGGAGGAAAGTTTTTTAAAGTAGGGAAGACCGGACGAAGACAAGTAAAAGGTACCCCTCTTTCAGGAAATTTTGGAACATTATCAGCAAAAGGATAAATTATGGAAGAACCAATAGAAGCAAATGTATACGGAAGTAAAGAAGGCCAAGACCAAGTAATATTGGATTCAGGGAGATTATTATTTCACGCTAAAAGTGATTATATAATTTTTAATTCTTCTAAGGGATTTTCATTCTCTACTAATGGTGGTTTTCATATAAATGGGGGAGATGATGATGAAACTAGTATAACTCACATAAATACTAAAAAAATATATTTAGGGCTAAATGCGGAAAGTAAAGGTCAACCCGTTTTGATGGGAGATGATACACATCAATGGTTACATGATTTAGTAACTTCTCTTGAGGGTATATTGAACGCATGGATAACCCAAATAGGCCCTTTAATGTGGCCCCCAGCAGGGGGAGCTGCCCAAGTTCCTGCTGCTATGCAAAATTATATTTTAGAAATGGAGAATTTAAGGAGGGGACTTAAGGATATAAAATCTAAATCAGTTTTTTTAATAAAAGAAAAATAAAACTATGGTAGGAGCAGTAAATAAATTGATGAATAAAGTAAGCAAGGATGTTATGATGGAATTACCTAAAAAAGCAACCAAACTTCAAGACACAATACCAGGACAATTATCTAAGGTTACAGATAAAATTCCTTCTCCCGATATCATAAAAGAAAGAATATGTGGTACTAATAATATGAATACTTCTAAGAAGATGTATAATCAGATGGGAGATCAAATGAATAAAGCCCAAAAACTTATTGATAAAGTTAAAAGACTAATTGATAAATTGAATGCTATAATAAGTAAAGTTAAAGCTCTATTAAATGCTATTTTAGATATTGCTAAGATTATATCATCATTGTTGGATGCGTTGAAATTTGCTATTCCTGCTTTAGAAGCTGTCTTAGTAAGCCAAACAGTGCCCCATATTAATGGAAAAGTATTAGATGTTGCTATAAATAAGAAAAAAGACATAAAAGATAAAATTAAAATGTTTTCTAATGTTGCTGCGGGGATAGCAGGAAAAGTTGAATTTATTATACCCAAATTAAATAAAATTGAGGGAATAGCATCTTCATTAAACAGTTTACCCAATTTACCACAAGACCGACTAAACCAATCAAAAGATACAATGGACCAATGTATGAAAGATAGATTGGTTGAAGCTTCACCTCCAGCCGACTCATTAGAAGATGGAGTTGATGGGGGAGTTGATGCACAAAATCAAACCCTAGACTCACTAATAGATAAAGAAAACAAAAATCAAAGGGACACAACAAAAATTGAAGAATTTGGATATAAAGGATTTCCAAAAACAGAAGAATATACAGTAAGAACAGTTCCTTCAGATGAACTTTAGAATTAAATATTTATAATCATGAAACAAACACAGTTATTAGAAAAATTAATAAGAAGAGTAGTAAGAGAAGAATTTGATATGGCAGTTGAAAAACACATTACTCCTATCAAAGAACAACTCAATGAAGTTTTAAACCAAAAGAACGGTAAAACTATCATACACGACACAGAATTGAGTAGTAAATTAGCGTCTATTAAGCGAGAAATTAACCAGACTCTTGAAGAAACCCCTACTCCAACACAAACAAAAAACCAACCTAGTTTTAACCTTAAAAACAAGATATTAAATGAGGTTTTAAACAACACAACATCAATGAGTGATAATGAAGAACCAGTTTCTATTTTAGACCAAATGAAGCCAAGTATGGTTGCAGAATATGTTGATGAAAACACAGTGGGAGATAATGCTACAACAGCACAAGTACCTACGAATGGTGGTTTAGAAGCAGTGTTTAAAAAAGATTATTCCGCTTTAATGAAAGCAATGGACGAAAAGAAAAGTTTTAGACCATAATGGCAAGAGTTCTAACCCCCATAGCAGTAAATGATTTAAATCCTAAACAGGGCATAGGACTTGATTTACCATTTGAGGGTAATAAATTGTTTGATGTAAATTATTTAACAAAGGATCAAGTTAAAGCGAATTTATTAAATTTATTCCTAACAGATCCCGGGGAAAGACTCCAAAACCCAAGTTTTGGTATAGGTTTAAGGAAGTTATTATTTGAAAATGATATAAATGAAGGGAGAATTAGATCATTAATAGAAAACCAAATTCAGGTACATATTCCTGATGTAGTTATAGATGGTATAGAATTAGATTTAATAGAGGATGAAAATAGACTTAATATAATATTTACGTATAGTTTTAAATATGAAGAATCTCCTCAACAACTTGAAATAACATTACAATAAAATGGCAAATTTATATAATCAGTTAGATAGACCAATACAAGATAAAGATATTAAATATCTCAATAGGGATTTTACTACTTTTAAAACCCAATTAGAACAATTTGCTCAAGTATATTTTCCTAATACTTTTAATGACTTTTCAGATGCACAACCTGGACAAGTATTTGTTGAAATGGCAGCTTATGTAGGTGATGTTTTAAGTTTTTATTTGGATACTCAATTAAAAGAACACTTTTTAACTACAGCCCAAGAAACAGAAAATATATATGAAGCTGCTTACTTATTAGGATATAAACCTAGAGTAAGTGTACCTTCTACTGCTATGGTTGATTTATATCAATTAGTTCCCTCAGTAGGGGGGTCTTATGTTCCTGATTTTAATTACGCTATTAATATAAATGAAAGAACTACATTAGGGGGATCAGGAGAAGAATTTACATTAGTTAATAGTGTTAATTTTGGTTTTAGTTCTAGTTATGATCCTACAGAGGTAAAGGTATATGAGTATGATAATTTAGGAAATCCTAAATATTATATTTTAAAAAAGAAAGGCAAAGTAAAAAATGGTAAGGTAGTTACTACTACTTTTAATGTAAGCAGCCCCGAAAAGTTTTTAAAGTTAGACTTTAATGATTCTTCCTTTATAGAGATACTTAGTTGTGTTGATAGTGATGGAAATTCTTGGTACGAAGTACCATATTTAGGGCAAGAAACTATTTATGAAGAAATCGCTAATAAGCCTAAATTTGATCAAACACTATCAGGTTTTTCAAATAAAACTCCTAGTTTATTAAGATTAAAAAAAGTACCAAAAAGATTTGCAACCAGAGTAAAAGATGGAAATGGGAATATAGAATTAATGTTTGGTTCGGGAATATCATCAAATGCAGATGAAATTATAACTCCTAATCCAGATAATGTTGGTTCTGGTTTATTGAATGGATTAACACGTTTAAATTATGCTTTTGATCCTTCAAATTTCTTACTAACAAGGACTTATGGGGAAGTACCTACAAATACAACTTTAACAATTTCTTATTTATCAGGAGGGGGAGTGAGTTCAAATCTATCAAGTAATACAATAGAAGAAATAGTAGAACTAAAGTCAGAATTTAAGGATGAATCATTATTAACTAGTGCTTTACAAGATTTTGTAATAAGGTCTATAGCAGTTACCAATCCTAAACCTTCAACCGGGGGTTCCTCAGGGGACAGTATTGAAGAAGTAAGACAAAACTCTATAATGAATTTTGCTGCCCAACAAAGAACAGTAACTAAGGAAGATTATTTATTGAGGGCATTATCTATGGCCCCAAAATTTGGTTCACTTGCTAAAGCATATATTACACAAGACCAACAAATAACACCAACTTCAACCGAAACTATTAATAACCCACTAGCTTTAAATTTATATGTGTTGGCTTACGATATCAATAATAATTTAATTTTAACTAACGAAGCATCAAAAGAAAACCTAAAGATATATTTAGATCAAAACAGAATGATGACAGATGCAATTAATATTAAAGACGGATATATTGTTAATTTCGGGGTTGATTTTGAGATAAGTGTGGCATCGAACGAAAATAGTAATGAAGTATTAACAAATTGTATTAGTGCTATTCAAGATTTATATAAAATAGATGATATGCAGATAAATCAACCAATAGTTAAAAGTGAATTATATACTAGATTGTATAAGGTAAAGGGGGTGTTGAACGTTGCTAAGTGTGAATTTATTAATAAGACAGGGGAAGATTCAGGATATAGTAAATATAGGTATGATATGAAAACAGCACTTAAAGATGGTGTTTTATATCCTAGTTTAGATCCTATGATATTTGAATTAAAAAACCCTAACTCCGATATTAGAGGAAAGGTTGTTACAAGTGGTGGGGAAGATGGTGATGCTACCACAACCTATTAATATTTAATTTAAGAAAATGGCAAGATATTTTATATTTCCCGACAAAGATTCTACATTATATGAAGATAAAGGTGTAGTAAGTAGAAAAAACCTCAACACAGGTAAAGACGAGATTCTGCAATTAGAAAAAGGAATTATATCATCCACCGATGTATATAATAGTAGATTTTTAATATCGTTTAAAACATCAGATATACAGGATGTTATCAACACGGTAATTAATACAAACGACTTTACTGCCTCTTTAAAACTATATACAACTGAAAACTTTAGTTTGGGACAAACCCAGTCTATAGAAGTATTTCCAGTAGCAGAACAATGGTCAAACGGCACGGGTCACTCAGCTGATCAACCCCAAAAGACAGACGGAGTTAGTTGGGAATATAGGACAGATAAAAATTTGGGAAATAATTGGACTACTTCATCATATACTGCTGGGACAACAGGTTCTTGGACAGGATCAAATGCTGGAGGGGGAGTATGGTATACACAGAGTGCCTGGGCTAGTAATACTAATTATGATTTAGTAGATAATTTTGATTTGACTTTAGACTTAACTCCCGCCGTAATACAACATTATTCTGAGAGTATTTCGAATTATGGGTTTGTTGTAAAAAGGCCTGAATCACAAGAGAGATCATTAGAGGCTTTAGGAACGTTAAATTGGTTTTCAAGAAATACTCATACAATATATCCACCTGCTTTAGAATTTAAATGGGACGATAGTGTATATAGTACTGGTTCACTTACTATGATAGGTGAGGAATTTGATTTAAATTTAAAAAATAACACAGAGATATATAATAGAAATTCAAAGAAAAAATTCAGATTATTTGCAAGAGATAGATTCCCTGCTAGGGCATTTACAACCTCTTCAATATATTTAACAGGTAACGCTATACCAAGTTCAAGTTTTTATTCAATAAGAGACGCATATACAGAAGAAATAGTTATGCCTTTTGATGAGTATTCAAAAATTAGTCACGATAGTACGGGGCCATATTTTGATATTGATTTTCAAGGAATGCAACCAGAAAGATATTATAGATTCTTATTTAAATTAAAGTTTGATGATAGAACGGAAATAGTAGACGATAAGTATATATTTAAAGTAGTAAGATAATGCCAGAAAATATAAATATAGATAAAACGGTATTTAATAAGAGTCAATTTATTTTGGCTGTGGATACGAAATTTAGTGAGTTATTCGCTCAAAATACCCCTCTCACAGTAGATCAATTTTTTGTTTACTATGATGATTTATTTTTTGAAATTCCTGATAATGGGACGAAATCCCACCAAGAATTAATACAAAGGAGTATAGAATATTTGGATATAGATCCTTTTGAATCAGAAAGGGATATACTTTTAAAACAAATAAACGAATTAGAGAAGAGAGTAGCAGAGTTAGAAGAAGAAGACCCTGAACACCCAATATTCCCTAATGGTTCTTTCTTAAGATATGATAATTTTGGTGATAGGCCCGAAGGAGGAGTTATTTTTTATATGGATAAAGGGGTAAGAAGACAACTTAGACCTGGTTCTGAGTTGATGACAGCTTTAGTAAAAGCACAATATCCTGAAGCTAGAAAATTATCTAAGAGTGAATATAGTAATGGTCCTTATATTCAAGATATTTCTTCCGAGATTATGGATCAAATAGAGGTAGGACCTGTTTTTACTTATAATGATTTCTCAGGGAAAAATATTGAAGAAAGACAATCTAAAACAACAATTTTATTGAATAAAGCAATAGACCAAGCAACAGAAGCACTTAATTCAGGAGTAGTTAAAACTTCTTCTCAGAAGAAACTAGAAAAAGAAGAAAAAGAATCTATCTCACAAAAAAGATCAGAGAATAAAAAGTTCATAACTAAGTAATATGTCCACTTTAAATAACCCTAACATAATATCTTCTTCTTTAGAAAATCCCGAAACTTCTAATGTATCTATTCAAATTTTAGATACAAAATTCGGTAAACCTGAGGATATTATTGAAGCTCATGTTTATGATAAAAATGATAATTTATTAAGTAGTCATCCAAACGTTAAGGATAATGATAATGTTGTACATTTTGATTATAGTAATGCTATTTCGATTGATAATACTTCTAACCCCCCTGGAGATGACTTAAATCCCCAAAATACTAATCCTCAACCCTCCTCTCCTCCACAATTCTTATTTGATGAGATTGAATTTAAAACAGATAATTTTTTAAGCAGAACTTATCCTCCGGGGGAATATAGGACTCAATATAATATTATAAGGCCTAAATTATTTTTAGATGCGGATCTAAATCCACAAAAATTTCAATTAAAAACAATATCCCCCTCAAGGACAGAAATAGAAATACAGAGTCTTAGTATTGATAATGGGCCTTTTCAAAATGCTGTGGAGAATTTTATTACAGATTTAAATTCTTACCAATTTTTTAGGGACTTTATAGTAAATTTTAGTAGTAATAAAATTTTTACAGGACTTAATATAGCATTAAATAAAAATGATCCTAATAATTATACAATATATGTTAAATTATATGAACCTTTATCTAATGATATAAATATAGGGGATGATTTATTTATAGCTGAAAAACTTACAGATTCATTTTATGTAGATGTTTCTTTATTACCTTCCTCTCCTGAAAGAGCTGATCCATCTACTCCTATTGCTCCGCCAAACTTTACAATAGATGTAACTAAAAATCTATCTGTACCAACTGATTATAAGACATATAATGATTTACTTTTATCGGAAAATTCATCATCTTATAGGAGACTACTAAATAAAATGGGACAAGTCAAACCTGCTATTGATTATAGAGAGTTTGAGAATTTTGTTCATTTTGGGTCCGCTACTGAGAGGTTGAAAAATTTTAAATATAAGATCGAGTTATATGAACTGTACAATAGTCAATTAAATGATTTAAGTAGTTCGTTGGCTTCTAATTTTTATATATCTGCTAATGAAGAGATAGTTGAGAAGAAAATAGATAATTTAATTGAAAATTTAGATGGGTTTGAGTCTTATATGTTCTATGAGTCCACAAGTTTTGCATGGCCAAAAACTACAGATACTATACCTTATCAATTAGCCTCTACTACATCAACCGAAGCATTAACGTGGATGGGTTCTGAGATTGAGGGTACTTATTATTATGGTGGTAGGTTGGAATCTTCTTCCCTATACGACAAATTAAACCAATATAATCTTTTAAATACTGTTCCCTTACACATTAGAGACAACAGTGATAATCAACAATACGAAATATTTGTTCAAATGATTGGGCAACATTTTGATCAAATATGGACTTACATAGACGATATTGGTGAAATTAAGGACGCAGACAACTCTCCAGACAGAGGTATTAGTAGAGATTTAGTATATTACGCACTTAAGTCAGTTGGTTTAGATGGATTTAAAGCCAACTTTGATAGTAATTTCGTAACTGATCTTTTAGAGACAAGTGTTAGTGCTTCTAATTTGTGTGATTTTGTTGAAGATCAAGATATATCTGATACTCGAGATATAAATTCAGTAACAGGGGTGAAAACCTCAATGAACGATTATAATAAAGAACTTTGGAAAAGAATTTACCATAACGCACCTTACCTATTAAAAACAAGAGGAACAGAACGTGGTTTAAGAGCTCTCATAAATTGTTATGGGATACCTGACACTGTATTACAGGTTAAGGAATTTGGTGGACCTCAAAAGACAGGAACATCACCTAACTACTACATCCACAACAAATATTCTTATGGCTTTTCAGTCAATAAAGGCATAGACACATATAGTATTATAACAAGTAGTTATGGAGGAAGAATAGCCCATAACGAATATATTGAAAGTTTAGGACCAAGAACCATTGAACTAAGATTTAAAACTCCATATAAAGAAGACCAAATTATTTGGGAGAAAGGATTTTTGCCAGATACTAGTGAATATTATACTGATGGGTATGCCGATCCTGGATACGTTGAAGATCTAACAGACAATGATTTTAGTTTTGTTTTTACACTTGAACATTCAGCTTCTGCAGCGGCAGGAACATATAATGGAGGAACTTCCCAATATTACGATTATGGTAGAGTAGTATTTACAGCTACAGGGGGACCATCAGGTACTGAAGTTATATCTGGTAGTTTGACTCCTTATGCTCCTATATTTGATGGAGATTGGTGGAATTTAACATTTAGAATACCTTCTTCCGGTTCGCTTATAATGGAAACAGATTTACAAAAAGCACCAGACGGATTAGAAAAACAATATACAAATATAATTAAACACACAGCATCAGGTGATTTTGATTTTTCAACTGTTACTTCTGGTTCTGCTATTATAGATGATTTTTATTATAATTCTTTAATTACTGTTGGGAGGGGGTTTAGTGGTTCTTTACAAGAATATAGAGAATATAATGAATATTTAACAGATGATGTTATAAAAGGACATGCAGAATCTCCTGAAATGTTTGATGGAAATACTTATTCTTCGAGTTTTGATTCATTGTATTTTAGATTGGCTTTAGGGTTTGATTTGGAAACAACACTTATTTCAAGTTCGGGAACTTTAATTAATATGTGTAATGTTGATAGTGGGAGTTTAGATTTAAGAGGTTCTTTAAATTCAATTCACCCAGACCAAAGCACAAAAAGGTCAGCCCAAATTTCAGGTAGTTTCCTTTACACAGGAAATGAAGAAAACTTATATACAAGATATCCAAACGGATCTTCAGCCAACTTATCATCAAATAAAGTAAGAATTGAAAATGGAATATTTGATAGTCCTCCAATCTTAAGCTTTAATGTCAGGGGAGAAGCTCCAGCCTACGATACTACACCAATAGATTCATCAAAGTTAGGTGTATATTTCTCACCAACCTACGAAATGGATAGAGACATTACGGGAGAGCTTGGCTTATACGATATGGATCAGTACATTGGTGACCCTTCAGATATTGACAAGACGAAGTACACTGATATAGAGTTGTTGGAAGATCACTATAAAAAGAAAAAGCCAACCAACCTAAATAGATATAAGTTTGAAGACTATATTAGGTTAATTCAGTTCTTTGATACGTCATTATTTGAAGCTATAGAACAGTTTGTTCCAGCGAGAGTTACTTTAATGAAAGGTTTAGTAATTGAACCAACATTATTTGATAGAAATAAAATACCAACCTTTTACCCAACTTGGGAAAATTTAACGTATTCTGCTTCCATTGCAAGTAGCTCTATGCTACCAGGAATGAATAGCGAATATTTATTAACCGATGTAGAATATGATTTATGGGAATATTATGAAACATTTGAAAAAATTAACCCATTATATGGGAATTTTGTGAATAAAAAATCATCACAATATTATGCAACAGTGGTTACAAATTCAACTTTAGTCACAGTAATACCTCCTGACGGGGGAATTGGAGAAACTCCTCCTACTGCTGAATCTGATCAAGAAAACCCAACGAGTTAAAAAGACAAAATGGCACAAAAATTAGCACTAGGACAACGATATTATAATTATGGATTTACGGATTCAGTGTTATTTACTGAGGCTTATATGAGACCTAGATATAAAGGCAGCAAGTTGATTGCTAAAGAAATCAACAAATATACTGATTATTCACAATTGACTGCTGAGGAATATACGGCTAAATATAATAATGATACTAGTAATAATTTAGGAATTATTCCAATTACCGGGCGGGAATTGACTTCAAATTTCCCTGAATTTATAAGAACTACAAAACCGATGGATGGAACCCTCCCCCCATTAGCTCAATTCACCCTCCAGGGTTTATCCTTTGATAATAATACTAACAAAGCTTCAATGAAAGGGAATTTTTCTCCATTTCCTATTCCCGGTACGGCTTTTATCGCAAAATACCCAATATTTACTTTTGCAAACAATGGATTTACAAGACCTCTCTCTAGCTTAAATGAATTATATGGTCAAGATGGGAAGGTATCATCAAGGTTTCTATTTAGTAACTTGGGGGATGTTATAGGGGTGTGGGAATGTCAATTTATGGGGGGTTATCGCCGAGACCGTAGCTACGGAAGAAATCCAGTTATAGAAGTTAAAACAAGTACAATTTACGAATTTGATTGGGGTGGAAGTACTTATCCTGAGATTGAAAAGGGGGGATCAGTCCACATAAAACAAATTCTCAACGTTGATAGTTATGCTAAGGGTAATCCAAGTGTCTATATAGTAAACGAAGCTACAAACGACTCTTTTAGAGTAGATACTACAACAGTAGATGGGCAAGGAGTTAGTATATTAACTGATAATCCAGGAGAAGAAACAGACTTTTCAATAAATTTAAAAAGAAGTTTATACTTTGGTGATAGGATAACTTTAAATTCTTATATAGCAGGTAATAATCTTGTTGAGGGTCCCGCGAGTATTGTTGGCGGAATTAATGATTTAATATCAGAGATTAATGAGGTGCCTATTAAAAATGTGGTAACTTTAGAACCAGGTTTAGGTGTTCCTTCTTACACTGGGATTTATACTCAGCGTAAAATAGGAGCAGACAGTGATGCTACATCTTCACTTACTGGAGAACCTATTGGTGTTCCTTATTTACCAAGATTTGAATCATCATCACCCCATTATGAAAATGTGGGATCTCCTTCTCCTCGTGCTGACTTTTATATGGCAGACTTTCAAAACCCTGGGGGTCCTGATGTTTTAGCAAGTACTCTCAGAAACGTTTCAGGTTCTTATTATTATCCTTCAACAGTACCCAATCTGGGCAATGCAGGGGTTGTTCAAAGTTTCCAAAATAACAGTAAAGGGGAGGGGGCTATTATAATAAATCGAGATAGAACAAAATATCTCAAAATATCCCCTGAAGGAGTCTATATAACTGGGTCTGTTTATGTTGATGATAGTAGTGTTCATACAGAATTGTCTGCTTCTTTAGCAAATAATAATAGACATTTTGTTTCTTTTTATGAAACCTTAGGAAATAAAGCTGTTGGGGGTTTAAATCAAATAGGTGAACCTATAGAAATAAATAGTGTAGAATTTCCGGCTTCTGATACATATATGTATCTTAAATCCACCCCACCAAAAACAGGGGTCATTGGGAATGATGGGGGGTTTGGTATGTTAATTTGGAAAGTCAAACAAGGGCCCTTCGCAGTAATGAAACCAACCAACACAACTGTCGACTATTCATATAGATATTTAAGAACAGGAGGATTTTATAGAGAATTCTCAACAAACACAATAAAACAACATTTTAACGATATAGTAGAAACCGTAGGAATAAAGCCTTCACTATAATTATAAACAAATAGATACTTCGTATATTTATAAATAACAAAAACAAATTAAATGGGATACTTAGATAATACTACAGTTGTAGTTGACGCAATTTTAACTAAAAAAGGAAGAGAAATGTTAGCAAGAGGCGATGGTTCGTTCAATGTTACACAATTCGCCCTATCAGACGATGAAATAGATTACGGATTATGGAATCCAAACCACCCAAACGGCTCAGCTTTTTCAGGTGAGGCTATAGAAAATATGCCAGTCATAGAAGCCTTTCCAGACGAAAATCAAATCATGAGAAATAAGTTAGTTACTTTACCCCGTGGTACTACTAAAATGCCTATTATTACTTTCGGAACTGCTAAAATTATGATCAACGTTGGTGGATCTAATTCATATCAACCTCAAACACTCAATTTTAATGGATCAAATGCTTTAACAGAAAATAGTGGTTATAAATTTACTATTGCTGATAGGAGATTAGTTTCAAATATGAGTGCTGGTGGAGGAGTATCATCTCCAATCGGTTCAATCGCTAAATCCAAATTCATCC